TCCTCTTTACTTTGAGCAATAATTTTCTTTTCTCTTTCCCAACCTTCAATTATTAAGTTCTTTATCAGTGAACTAAACGATTCTGCTTTTACTTTTTTTCTATAAGCTCTATATAAAATAAGAGTATTAGCTAATTCTTGCACCTCTGTAGGTATTCTAACAGTTGTTACTTTTGTAACCATGATATTTATTCCTTTATTTTTTGACATACATGACATACACTATATATGTATTTTTTAAAAAAGTTTTTTATATTAAAAATAAAAAACCCTCATTCTAATTAAAGAATGAGGGTGTGGTGATTATGAAAAGGTGAAATTATTTATTAAATTTGTAGACTATATATTCTTTGCTTGTTGAAAGGTATAGAAAATATGTACCATTATTAATAACTGTAATATCAATTTTATTATTATATTGATTATTACCATATTTCACTAATTTGCCATCCAAAGTAAACAACCACCATTTAATATTGTCTGTATTATTATCAGGTAAAACTATAAAATTGTCAGTCAATTTTAAATCATTTCTAACATCGATAGTATATTTCTCATCTTTGACTGATGTAACACTATCATTAGTGTAAATTAATTTAATAGTGGAACTATCACGAATAAATCTAGTTAAATACTCTATTTTATTATTTCTAACTCTAATTATAGAATCTTTAGTTAATAGTTCAGTATTTAATCCTGAAATGTTTCTATTTAGTTTTACAATAGAATCATTTAAAATTTTATTAGTTTTGATTGCTTCTTCACATGGATCACCAACTGTAAATGATATACTTTTTTCAAATCTATGTGTTTTTGATTCGACTAAACAAACAACATTATATCTGCCATTTTTTGCAAAATTTAATTCTATACCATCGCTAACATAATTATTATTAACAATTAATGTATCATTAAAATATAATTTGTAATGTACAACACTAAAGTCGTATGATTTTTCCCAATAAATATTTGTTTTATCATTTAAATTCTTTTGACCACCTTGTGTTTTTAATTCAAAGTATGGTGTATAGTTTTTAAATGGAATATAAGGTGTTTCACCTAAAGAATATGATGTATCAATATATGTTACTCTGAATTTTATATTTTTATTAATAAATGTATTTTCAAAGTTTAAACTACGTGTTATTCCTCTACCAACATATGTATAAAATGACCAATCAATAGAATTATAAGAATATTCGATACGTAATGTTTGTGGTAATTGATCTTCATTACCTTCAAATGTTAAATAATAATTGCCACCATTATAAATAGTATCAGGTACAACTGTAAATGTCACAGGATCAGCAAATCTAAAAGTTGTTGAGAATTTCTCATATTGTAACCAACTACCGTTAGGATTAGCGTATAAGCTTATCCAACGTGAGCCTATTGAATTAATAGACAAACTAACATCTTTGGTAATAGGCGCTCTCCAACCAAAATTATCAGTCAATCGAGTATAGTTTGTATCATTTTTAGAAATTGCAAAATAACAACTATCCGAAATAGCTGGATTCAAATCTTCATATCCAATACTATATGTTCTACCCCAAAAATATGATGTTTTAACATCTTTAAATCCATCTGCTAATACAACATTAGCACTGAACAATAAACTAATAAGCAATAATAATGCTTTTTTCATCAAAAATCTCCTTGTTTTTTTATTAAATATTTTAAATATATAAGTGTATATATTATTTGAATAAAAACGTACAAAAATGGAATATATTTTAGAATATGAGAATTTTCTAAACGAAAAGGAATCACCTGTAGTTAGAATAGTATCAGTAAATTCTCACGGTATAATTGATATGTTTATAGATAAGGTAGAATATGAATTTTATGTGAATGATTTTATTATTAAAAAATTTAAAAATATCTTAAAACATTCTAGTGGGAAAGCAGTAAATTATATACGAAATGCAGCTGGTAAAAATTACAAAAGATTAAATTAATGAAATATATTTTAGAATATGAGAATTTTTTAAATGAAGGTTTAGATAATAATTTGTCTAATTATATAAAAAATAATTTTGATTATAAAATATCATTATCTAAATATGGATTATTACAATTAAAAACATTTAGAATAAATGGTTATAAAAAAGTTTTATCTGAATTACAATCTATTAAATTAAAAGAATCATTAGATAATAGTGCAATTTTTGAAAATTTTAGGTTATTGGATGATGAATACGATAGATTTTTTTATATAATATCAGAATTTAGAAAAACTATATTAGAATATGAATCTAAAAATTTAGAAAATAATTATAAAAATAATAAACCATTAAAATTTTTAAGTGATTCTGAACTAATAGATCATTTAAAAATAGTTTTTGATGGGTATGATATGAAGTATGTAGTTTTTGATTTAACTAAACACCCAAAAGGTAATGAGAGATTTAAAGTTGCTGGTGAATATACATTTAATGCTAATAATGATATAATAATATATTTCAATAATTTTTTTGATAACACAACTTTTCATAAATTTATTTTTAGCGATGAGAAAACTTTTCATAAAATGTTAAATGAATTGTCCATAACATTTTATCATGAAACTGTACATTATCTACAACATAAATTAAATCCTAATTTAATGTTAAGTGATTATAGAAAACATGTCAAGAATACAAATGCTATGATAAATTTAAATAAAATGAATATAGATCAACAATATTATTCAAATGAATATGAGATTGATGCATATGCGCATGAAACTGTAAAACAGTTACATTATAATGATAAATTATCTTATGATGATATTTTAAATATAATTAATAATCCTGATAAATATTCTGAAAAGGTTCATTTTATAAATGTTTATAAATATTTATTTAAAGATTATAATAAAAATATTTATGATAAATTTTTAACTGTTATGAAAAATATAGTAAATAAAAGAATAGAAAATATAAAGATGTTAACCCGATGAACCATATAAAATATGATAATTTATAAAACAACCAATCTAGTTAATGGTAAAATTTATATAGGTCAAGATATGTATGATAGACCTATAAAAGAATATGCCGGTTCAGGTACAATATTCAAAAGAGCTATTAAAAAATATGGTATAGAAAATTTTACAAAAGAAATTTTAGAAATAGTACCTGAAGGAATAGAAGCTTTTGAAAGAGAAAACTATTGGGTAGAATTTTACAATTCTAGAGATAGAAAAATAGGATATAATATATATTGCTAAACCTTCTAAAGCATTTTTTACTGGATGTAAACACACAGAAGAATCCATATTAAAGATAAAAAATAATAATAAAGGTAAAAATACTGGTAAAAAATCTTTTTTAGGTCATAAACATACAAAAGAAAGTGTAATTAAAATTAAAGAAAAAAGAAAATTGCAAATTATAACAGAAGAAACTAAATTAAAAATAGGAAAAAGTTTATTCGGAAAAATACATCATACAGAAGAATATAAAATGAAATTAAGTGAAAAAATGAAAGGTAATAAAAATATGTTGGGTAAAAAACATTCTAATGATGCTAAAACAAAGATAGGAAATAAAAATAAAGGTAGAAAACCTATGCTTGGTAAAAAATTTACAGATAAACACAGGCAAGGTATAAGTGAAAGTTTAAAAGGTACTAAGCATCCATCTACTACTAAATATATTATAGAAACACCAAAACATGATATTATAGAAATTTTAACAAAGAAAAAAGTTATTGAATTATTAGGATGTAGTACAAGATTTTTTGTAACTGGTACTTTTTATGGATATAAAATAATAGATAGAATAAAAATTAATACTACCAATGAATAGTATAAAACGAGTTTTACCTACAAACAAAAATTATTACCAAGGTTATTATAATCCAGTATACCCTGAAAAATATTTAGGCGATGTGACATCTATAATATATAGAAGCTCATACGAATACAAATTTATGGTTTATTGTGATAAAAATGATAAAATAATACAATGGAGTTCTGAACCAGTTGGTATTAAATATGTAAATCCAATTGATGAAAAGACTCATAATTATTTTATTGATTTTTATATTAAGATAATAAATTCTAATGGTATATTAGAAAGTGTATTAATTGAGATTAAGCCAGAATCTCAAATTAGTGCACCTATTTATGAAGCAAAAAGGCATACTTTAAATAAAGTAAAAAATTATAATTATGCTATGAAAATGTATATTCAGAATATTGCAAAATGGAAAGCTGCAAAGGAGTATGCAGAATCAAGAAATATGAAATTTATGGTTATAACTGAAAAATTTTTAAAATAAATGAAATACATATTAGAATATAATGAAATAAGTGAATATGATATATTTCTTGATGAATATCAAGATTGGTTAAATGAATATCATGGGCATGAAGAAGATATATTGGCAGAAAATATGGTTATAGATATATTTGCCGATAGAAAGTTCCTTTTAAATTTTTCAAATGATTTGTTATATTTTACAGAAGAAGAATCTTTAGAACTAAAAGAATTTATAAACAATAGTTCAGATGAGATGTTAATAGAGGGTATAGGTAATTTTATGAAAAATGTTGTGCATAAAATAAAACAATCACCTTCTGTTATAAAACATGGTATTAAAAAGGCTTCTAGTTCTATTGGTAGTACACTTAAAAGTGCAGGTCAAAAAATTAAAACTGTAGGTACAAAAATAGCAAATGCTGCAATTGCAGTTAAAGATTTTATTGGTGTTGTATTGAAAGAATTTAATAAAAGTTTTATGCTTTTCACAAAAGATGCAGAAAAAGATGTAAGAGTTGCAGCAACATGGACTATACAGAAATATAATAATATTGAAAAGGCTGCAAAAAAGGCTAAAAAGGAAGAAAAAATGTATTTCGAAAGTGTTATTAAATTTTTCGAAGGTATAAAAGATAAAATAAAAAATGCATTTAAAAGTGGAGTTGAAAGTGGGGTTAAAGAATCTTTAAATGAATATGGCGTTTTTGATTTATTAACAGAAGATTTAAAAATTAAACCATCTATAAAAACTTTTAAAAAAATAACACACAAAATTGATAAAGTTATGAAAAAGGAATTGCAACAAGGGGATCATGAACATGGTGCAATGCCAAAGGGTACTAAGGCTAAAATTTTCCATAGCGTGGAATTAGCAGTTTATAAAGTTGGTGATATTTTAGATATTATAGAAAAAAATGTTACTGAAACAGGTTTAAAAGGTTTTGCGGCTGGTATTGCTGCTGCTGGTGGTCCTAAAAAACCAGAAGGTGGTTTTCCATATACATCTTTAATTTATACTTATTCTGGTATACATCACAGTGGTAAAGGCGGTTTATTGAAAAATTGGAAAACACCGTTGCGTATGATGCTAAATCATGGGGCTGTTAAAGGTGCTGCTGCATTGGCTGCTACTGCAACTGCACCATTATCATTGATAGGTTTAGGTATAGGTACATTAGTTAAAGTTTTAAATATGGTTAAAAAGGCACAAATAACTGCTATGATTTTAAAGATGGCTGGTGGTGATGAACCTATGGAAAAAATAACTAAACGTAGTACAAAAATGTTTTCTGGTGGAGCAAAACATTATTTTTCAAAAGATGCATAAAATATTCAAATGATATGGCATTAATAGATCCTGTAAAATTTTATAAAGATGGTTCAAGAGAGCATGGTGGTGTACAAGCTGCTAAAGTTTACTATTATAATAATTTCACTAATAAATATTTCACACCAATTGTACAAGAATCTACAGTCCAGCAATTATTAGCATTTAGACATTTAATACCTGGTAAAATTTATACATATCAATATTCGCCAATAGGTGCAGATAAATTAAATTGGTATGATACTAGACCAATAATAATAAGTATAAGACATTATAAAGCAGAAAGTACAAGTAATCCAATTGAATTTGGTATAAATTTAAATTTTTTACCAGCACAAGCAAAAAAAATAGTTCTTGATAGATTATATCAAACCTACCGCTCTTTGATTGATAGAAATATGCGTAATATAGAAAGTGGTAATATTTTAAACCAAAAACCTCTTTTTAATGATACTCATGATTTTATGAAAGTTTTGGATTATTTATGGGATAGTGTTGGTAATACCAATTATAGGTTCGCATGTAGAAATTATATATTTTCAAGAATGCAAAATATAAAATCTATAGATTATCAAGATTGGGGACAAATATTATTTTTAGAAAGTAGAGATATTGTAGGTGCACCAATTGGTCAGATATATAAAGAATATTATGATAACAAACATAAAAAAACTAAACAAAAGAAAAGAAAAACGTAGATTCTATTTATTTAATATTTATTAAACTGATATGCAATATTTTAAAGTTATAGATGATAAGTTTGTGTATACTAATACTATTGATAAACAATTCTATCATATAAAAGATAGAAATAAATTTGGTAATGATTTAGATAAAATACCAATAACAAAAGATTTTGAATATAAATTTTTAAAAGCCATAGAGTCTGATAAAAAAGTTATTTATTGGGAATATAAACCATTTAGAATAAAATATCAAAAAGTGGATGGTTTTATGGATGAATATATACCACATTATCATGTAATTTTTAGAGATGGTGATAAATTAAAAATTAATGTTTTTGATATTGAAGAATTTGATCCTATAGTTATACCTTTAATAACAGAGGATGAATTATATGCAATGTCTGATGAAGAAGCTGGAGTTTATATGAATTTAGTCGATGAAGAACAAAATATTATAAATAAATATTCTAGCGCAAAAAAATATTGTTTGGAAAACGGAATGGATTTTTTTATAATAGATTCAAAAGGTATTAAACGTTTTTCTAATGATTTAACAAAATATAATTAAATATGAAACAAAATCCATTTGAATATGATTTGGAACCATTAAATGAAGGTGGCTTTATACAGAGAACTGATACTACATTTGGTGCAATGGTAAGTTCTACATTGAAAAAAATTGCTACACTTGGTATGAGATATGATGATTTAGTAGTAAAACAATCAAAATCTGTTGGAGCAACAGAAGCAGCATTCGCAGTTGATGGTCCAATGGCACCAAACTTACTGTATTCATTAAGAATGGCTGATATAGGCAATAAAAAATATATCAGCTTCTTTGATAAAGAATATAAAAATAGAAGAGAGTTTTTAAGAAAATTTGCACTTAATTCTGAAATAGAATTTATCCTTGATACTTTAGCTGATGAATCTATAGTATATGATATGAAAAATTTCTTTTGTGGTCCTGATACTACTAATTTAGTTAGTTATATAAAGGAAGACAAAAGAAAGGAAATTATAAAGTCTATAAATGATAATTTTAAAAAAATATACGTACATTTTCATTTTAATGATGATATATCAGCATGGCAATATTTTAAACAATTCTTGATAGATGGTTTTTTAGCATTTGAAATTATTTATAATGAAAAGGCTACTAAGATAATAGGGTTTAAAGAATTAGATCCTACATCATTAAGACCGGATGTAGAGCAAACCGCAGATGGTATAAAGAAGGTTTGGTACCAATATGAAGATAGCCCACAGTTAAAAAGAAAATTATATGATTCTCAAGTGATATACATTTCTTATGCAAAAAGTGCATATAAAAATAGAATATCATATACTGAAAGATTAGTAAGATCATTTAATCTTTTACGTATAATGGAAAATACAGCTGTTATATGGAAAATTATGAACAGTACTTTTCGTCTAAAAATGGTTGTTCCTATTGGTAATAAATCACCACAAAAAGCTAAAGAATCATTAGCTGAATTAATGTCTGTTTATAAGGAAGAAATTAATTTAGATTATGATTCAGGCGAATTAATAGTTAATGGTAGAGCATCCGTTGGACAATTTTATAAAAATTATATGTTCCCTAGTAAAAATGGGGAAAGTCCAGATATCGAAACGTTATCAGGAGACGGTCCAGATTTATCAAATCCTGATACTATGAAGTATTATGCCGATAAATTAAAAAGTGATAGTAAAATACCAACATCTAGATTTAATAATGATTCTGGTGGTGGTCAAGTCTATATTAGTGCAGAAGGTCTTGATAGAGAAGAAGTACGCTTTCAAAGATTTATAAACAGATTAAGAAGTATTTTTCAAGAAATAATACAAAAACCTCTATGGATACAAATGACACTTGATTATCCAGAAATAATAGATGATGAATTATTTAAAGCTAATTTAGGTATACGTTACGTTAAAGATAATATCTTTGAACGTATGCGAGAAAAAGAAGTATTACAAAAAGAATTAGAAATTGTACAATCATTAAAAGATATAATGGTAGATGATGGTACAGAAGCATATTTCTCTACAGAATGGCTTATACAAAAATATTTGAGTATGACACTTGATGAATTAGAAGAAAATAAAATATATAAAGAAGGTAAAAAAGCAACTGGTGATGATACAAAAAATGCTAAAAAATCGATAGATGCTTTTGATTTTCAATAAAAAAATTTTGATATACAATGATATTAAAACAAAATGAATATTCAAATCTTAAAAACTTATTTAAACCAGTAAATGAGGATATTAAAACTATTTTAATTGCATCAGCTGCTATAATTGGAGTTGGTGCTCTAATAGGTTGGGCAGCATATGCTGGTGCAAAACGTAAAGAAGCTATAGAAAAAATGATTAATGATGAATTTTCTTTAGAAGAATTTAAAGAAATTAGAAAGATATTGGATAGTGATCCAAAAACTAGAAAATATAGAAGAGATTTGGAAACATATAAAGATTTACATTATAAATCAAGGTTAGTTAATACAGGTAATGAACACGCAGATCAATTTAAAAATGTTATGGCTGATATGTATTCTGATCACATGGTTAAAGATGCTCAATATAAGATAGATGATAGAGCAGAAGAAATTTTACCAAAAGATTATTACCAAAGAATAACAATGTTAGATGAAAGAATCTTAAAACGATATGGTTGTACATCCTCTATTTTATATTAAAAAACTTTTTTAAAATTTTAATATATACATTTATAATTACAAACAACAACTTATTTTAAAGGCAAAAAATGGCTAAGAAATCCGAAATAACTGAACAAGTGGAAACTACAGAACAAGTATCACAAACAGATGATACGGTTGTTGCCGTGGATGATACAGTAGTTTTAAATTTACAAGAACAAGTTAAAGATTTAACGGATCAAAATACTACACTTTTAAATACAATTGAACAATTGGAAAATAATATAGAAGAACTAAAAACTAATTGGGGTAACCAAGTAGAAGAGCTACAAGCACATATTACTAAATTAGAAAAACATAACGTAGATTTAGTTTTTGAACTTCAAGCAAAACCAGAACCAACAGACAACTATTCAAATGTAGATTTTATATTCCCAGTAAAATCTTGGGTAAATGTACCCAAAAAATATAATAATATGCGATTTCAAGTTAGACAACATGCAGGCGTAAGTGCCGGTGAACCTATATATCGTCTATATCAATATGAAACAGAACAAGAATTAGTTAATATACCTCAATCAGAAATAACTCTAGCGAGAAATATATTTAAGCAGTAGAAAATAATTAAAATCAACTTTAACTAAGGGATTTAAATTATTTTTAAATCCCTTTTTTATTTGTACTATTCAAATATTTTTATTATATTTGAAAATAATTTTTAAACAAAAATAAGATTAAAACGTATAATTCTTATATTTAAAACATTATTTATAGAAATAAAATGGAAACAGATAATTACGATAGTAAAGCTGATACTTTACTTCATATAAAAAGAGTTAATGAACTTCTGATAGAAGCGGCTTCAGAATTATTAAGAAGAGGAAAAGTACATGATAATTCTAAATTAGAAAGTCCAGAAAAAGAATTATTCGATAAATATACACAAGGTTTAGCTAATTGTACATATGGTAGTAAAGAGTATAATGATTTTAAAGAACAATTAAAGCCAGCACTCATACACCATTATGCAAACAATAGTCACCATCCAGAACATTATGAAAATGGCATGAATGATTATAATTTGTTCGACCTGATAGAGATGTTTATAGATTGGAAGGCTTCCTCAGAAAGACATAATGATGGTAATATTTTAAAATCTATTAAGATAAATAAACAAAGGTTTGGATATCCTGATATGATAGAAAATATTTTTAAAAATACTGCAATTATGATGGATAACAAATGATGAATTATGAAAATAAACCACACATTGTAACTACAATGTTATTATATTTTGCAATATTTATAATATTTATTATAGATGCGATATGGATATTTCTTACTCTAATACTAGTAAATTTTTTCTATTCACTATTTCATAATAGTGTAAATATTAATTTTGATGATATATTAATAATGAATTTAATATCATCCTTAACAATGTCATTATTTCTTATATTTAAGAAAAGAAAAGCTATAAGCGAAGGTGCTAGTGATTTTATAGATGGTATGAATAAAATATTATAATAATATGGAAACTAAATTCAAAAAACATGATATAGTAAATCATGTAACAAATCACGGGATTAGATTATTAGTAAATGAAGTTAAAACACCATATAGTTCTGAAATTACTTATGTTTGTAGATGGTTAAATAACCATGGTCTCCAAGAATGTGAATTTTATGAATATGAATTAATATTGGCTGATTGGTAAAAAATATACAAGTAACTCATCTAAAGGCTAAGATTTCGGTCTCCAAAACCGACCATCAGTGTTCGATTCACTGGTTACTTGCAAATGCGATATTAACTTAAATGGCAAAAGTGGCGTCCTTCCAAGTCGCAAATCCGAGTTCGAATCTCGGATATCGCTCAAATTTTAAATATGCCAGTAGATCAGCAAGGTGCTAAAGAAAACTGTAAATTTTCAGTACTTGTACATGGTAGGTTCGATTCCTGTGGGCGGCACAAAAATATGCTAGTGAATTAACATGGAGTTAAAGCGGGCCGTAAGCCTTGCGATACTATAATTTATAGATATAACCCATTCGCGCGGATGATATATTTATAAATTAGGAAGAGATGTACAATCGTGGTTCGAATCCCGACGCTGGCACAAAATGTATAAGGATGAATTTGACAGGTTGTCAAAGTTGAATTGGCCATTCTTCATATAATGTGATAATGATATATCATGTACGTAAATGATAAATTATTATTCCCTATATTCAGGTTCGAATCCTGACATCCGGTCAAAAAAATGCAGCATTAGACTAATGGTTAGGTCACATCCCTTTCACGGATGTAGTTCGGGTTCGAACCCCGGATGCTGTACTAAAAATATGGGCCTTTAGTTTAATGGGAAAACGCTGCATTTGCAATGCAGAGATGTTACGGGTTCGATTCCCTCATGGTCCACATAAGTTTATATTGCGGGATGGTGTAATGGTAACACAATGGGCTCATACCCCTTAGCTTCCAGTTCAACTCTGGATCCCGCAACTTCTTTAATATCATGTACTACCGCGGATAGAGAACATGATATTAAAAAATCCTCATATTGACGAATATGAGTTTGCGATATGGTGTAATGATAGCACAATCACTTGGCTGTGATAGGATATGGTTTGATTCTATATGTCGCTACAAATTCCGGTTTAGCTCAGTGATAGAGCGCCCCGCTGTTAACGGGTTGGTCGGTGGTTTGAATCCATCAACCGGAGCAATTTTATTTTATCATTCAAACTTATCATGATACCTTATATAATGCAAATAGATTTATCTAATTTAAATTTAAAAGAATTGAGTTTAGAACCAGATAAATATACAATAACTAACCTTATACCAAATAAGGATGGTTCATATTCATGTGAAGCAACGATACATGATAAAAATTTATTAGATGCAATAACTGAAGGTCTTATGGTTGGTTGTAGTTCTAAAAGTAATTATGATGAAAATTTTATAAAATGATATGTGCTTAGTTTTACCAGAATCTTTCGAATATAATAATGTGCATGATAATGATAAAAAAATGGTATTTACTATTCGAATGGGTGAAATGACTCCAGAAAGAATAGAAAAAGCCAAACAATCATTAAAGGAAATGATGTGTGAATTCCAAAAAGAAGTTGATATTGGTGGTGATATGAAAATATTCAGTGTATAGGATAATTGGGATTCCGCATGTTTTGGGAACATGAGAATGCAGGTTCGAGCCCTGCTACACTGACAAAAAATGGTAATGTTCACGCTTTTTTAAAATAAAAGGTTCGAATTTTAATATATACTAAAAAATATATTAAAATATGGAAGAACTGGTAAAATGTGAATTTTGTGGTAAAGAATATAATAAGTATGGTATTAAAAGCCATATATGGAGAAATCATGGTGAAGGTGTAAATCATGATCCAAATAGAGGTTATAAAGATGGTAATAGAGTTGTTTGGAATAAAGGTTTAACAAAAGATACAAATGATATTTTATTAAAAAATTCTAAGATTATTAAAGAAAAATATAAAAATGGTAAAATAATACCATCTCGTTCATTTTTAAATAGAAAACATACATCAGAATCTATTTTAAAGATGAAACAATCTAATAGGAAAAGAAAAAATTCTGATACTGTAGGTAGAGGTAAGTTTGGTTGGTATAAAGATTACTGGTGTGATAGTACTTGGGAATTAGCATTTGTTATTTATAATCTAGACCATGATATAAAGTTTGAAAGAAACAAGGAAGGTTTTGAATATATTTATAATGGAGAAGTTTGTAAATATTATCCAGATTTTATATTAGAAGATGGTACTTATCTTGAAATAAAAGGATATATGAATGGTAAAGATGAAGAAAAGATAAAACAATTTAAATTTCCATTAAAGGTTTTATCTACAAATGAAATTTTACCATATATAAATTATGTTAAAGAAACATATAAAATTGATAAATTATATCATTTATATAATGATAAACATCATCTAGAATTAGAAGAAAAAAAGAAGAAAGATAAAGAAGAAAAGGAATTAATTAAATTAAATAAAAGATTGGAAAAAATAGAAAAACTTGAAAAATATAGAATTATAAAACGTGAAAATGCAATTGGAAAAAGATTAGAAAAAATAGAAGAGCGTAAAAATATAATTAGAAATAGTAATATAGATTTTTCAATTTTTGGTTGGGGTTTAAAATTGAGTAAATTATTAGGTATAAGTTCTCAAAAAACAGTGAAATTTGTTAAAGAATATATGTTGGATGAATTAAATCCATTTTTTAATAAATTATGATATTTATGGGTTTGTATTCCAACGGCAGAGAAAATCGTTTTAGAAACGATACAGTGTAGGTTCGACTCCTACCAAGCCCACATTTTTTAATAAAACATGGTAGAATATCTACAAACAATACGCATTGATAATAAAGAAGTGAAGATATCATTTTATGATCAACTCGAAGAAGATAAAATGATACCATTATATCAAGATTTAAATGATATACCATTTGCTCCAAAATATGAAAAATATAATTTTAGTCAAACTATAGAATCTTCTGAAAAAATATTATGTGCGATTTTAATAGGTAAGAAAGTTATTGATGAAGGTATTTTATCATTTATATATAAAGAAATTGGTCCAATCATCTTAAAAGAAAGAAATGAAAGATTGGAAACTATTAAAAATATTGGTTCTATGTTTAATGATCCAATATTTTCCAAATTTCGATAATGTAATTGGCAGACGCATTAGTTTGTAAAAAAAACTATTTTATTTTTTAAATATATACATTATAGTAAAAAATATAATGTATGGAAAATATTCAATTATGTCAATTTGGTTGTGGATTAGTTGCAAATTACCAATTAAAATCTGGTAAATTTTGTTGTTCTAAATCTCCAAATTCTTGTTTAGTAAATAAAAATAAAAATAGTAAAGGTTTAAAAAATTCATATGAAAATGGTACAAGGATATCTCAGAAAATTCAATATGAAAATTTACCAGATAATATAAAAGAAAATATGAAATGGAATAAAGGCTTAACAAAGGATACAGATGAAAGAGTTAATTTACATGCAAATTTAATGCATGAAAAATATTTAACTGGAGAAATAATTCCATCATTTTTAAATAAAAAACATTCTAATGAAACTAAGCAATTATTATCACAAAAGGCCTGTGAAAATAATAATGGATATGTGAAAACTAAATATTATCCGATTTTTTGCCCTTATATTAATGATCTTGTTAAAGTTCAAGGTACATATGAATTAAAATACGCCGAATATTTAAATGAAAATACTATAAAATGGATAAGAAGTAAAACAATAAATTTGAAATATAAATTACATGAAAAAGATTATATACATACTTATTATCCAGATTTTTATTTGCCAGATAACAATGAATATATTGAAATAAAAGGTTAGTGGTGGAAAAGTTTAGATGGTAGAGTTGATGATAAACGAAAGATGATAAAAGTTTGTGAACAAAATCCTGATAAAATAATAAAGATTTTAGAAAAAAATGATCTTCTAATATTAGGAATAATTATATAATATATGTACCTGTGATGAAATTGGCAGACATCGCAGACTTAAAATCTGCTGCTATGTAAATGGCGTATGGGTTCGACTCCCTTCAGGTACACACGAGTTTAATGGTCACGTAGAACAACTGGATAGTTCATCATTCTTCTAAATTGACTGTTGCAGGTTCGAGTCCTGCCGTGACCACTTAGCCCTTATAGCTTAATGATAAAGCAGATGTCTTGTAAACATCCGACAACAGTTTGATTCTGTTTTTGGGCTCATTTTTTGTTTAATTATCTTACCTAATAAATATGAATGAAAAAATTGAAGACTTTTTTTATAATATAAAGTTTTATTATGATATTATAAAATATGGTATAATAAATTTTGGTGTTGGTATAAAGAATATAATATCTTATGCTCCATTGATATATAAAGATAGAGATTGGGATTATTCTTATCTTGATATCATGATCAAATTTAAATTAAAAAGGATGTCTAAAATATTAACTAAGAATAATAGACACACATGTACTGAACAAAATATCAAGCAAATCAATTTTTGTATTAAATTATTAGATAGATTGGAAGCTAATGATTATACCCACCCAGATTATGAAAAAGTTTTAGAAGAAAGGGTGCTTACTGGAATTGCACGGGTAGATTTTAATCTTAAAAATCTTTACACAGAAGAAGAATTTAAAATATGGATGGAATGGGAAAATCATTGGAGATCTAGAGATAGACGATTATTATATCAAGTTTTTTATAAATATATTGAAGAATGGTGGGATTAATATGTCTAAATTAGAAGATAGCGTTTATAACGTAAATTTTAATGAATTAATTAAAAAGATTCATCGGGATAATAAAGAAAAAGGTTTTTGGCCAGAAGATAACAGCCAACGAAATGTTGGTGAAATGTTAATGTTAATTGTTTCAGAATTAGGTGAAGCTATTGAAGCTCATAGAAAAGGTAGATTTACTAATTGGGTAGAATATTTATCACAACTAGCTCAATGGACACTCTGTATTGATGATGAACATACTCAATTTAAAAACACATTTGAAAGTTGTATGAAAGATACTTTTGAAGATGAAATAGCTGATGCAGTTATTAGATTATTTGATTTGTGTGGTGGTTTAAATATTGATTTATATCAACACATTATAATTAAATTAGAATATAATAAAACAAGAGAAAAATTACACGGTAAACAATATTAAATATGATAAACGGATTACACGGCTCTGTAATGATAACTGAGAATCAAGCAAATTCTGCTGCTCAATGTGGTAAATCGGTAAGATGGTTATATGAACGAGAAGTAGAACGTCTAACAGGTTTTAGATATTTTCAAGTAACATGTTATGCATTCAAACATTTCAAAGAAAGAGGAATGTACCATTATTTATGGACAGAACACAAACTACCAAATTCTAAAATTTTAAAATCATTGAGAGATGATGGTTACGAAACATATGATGGTTACTACGCACTAACTTATTAAAAAACAAAATGATTGAAAAAGAAAGAAAATTTTTATTACGTGATGAATACAGACATATCATTACAGGTATTCCAACTTACATACAACAAGGTTACCTTATGTTAGATGGCGACAAACATCTAAGAATTAGGATAATAAACCATGAACGTTGTTATTTAGGTTTTAAAAATGTTATTGATCCATCATATAGAATTGAATACGAATATGAAATACCATATAATGATGGTTATGATATGATGAATTCTACTAAAATGGTTGTATATAAAGAGCGTTATAAAATTAAGGATGATAGATATCCCAATTATATAATTGAAGTTGATATTTTTGAAAATGATATAGTTATTGTTGAAGTAGAGTATAAAGGTGAATTTACTATCATACCAGAAATATGTGGATTAGAAGTAACTGGTGATCCAACATATTCTAATATCAAAATGGCAATAGATAATTCAAAATTATGAATATAATTTATATCATTATAGCATTCTTTGGTTTTATATCTAGTTTTATTTTTTTATTTATCATGATAACCTTTCCTTTCTATAAATTATTCAAATATTTAATTGGTAAACGAAAATGACACATAAAGAAGAATTTTCAAAAAATTTTACGGAACTATTAGAAACTATAATTATTTATAATGATAAATTTGAAACTTTAAAAAGAGATTATATTAATAAATATAAAAAATTCAATGAGGATGATCATGTCATATATAAAGATAGTGATATAGATTATTATATAACGTATGGTATGCCTAGTGTAGATAAATATGGTAATATATTATATGATATCCATTATTGGGATGATAAAGATTATTGCCATTTTAAATTTAACATTGACCAAGATAATTTAATATTAAACGAAAATGATATATAATATAAAACAAAAAATAAAATACTTAATGGTAGAACATAAATTTTATGTTGCCAATTGTGTAAAATGTGGAAGTGAAATACCAGAAAAAAATATATCAGAATATGAAGATGAATATGGATTTATTTCTACAATAAAATGTGGAAATTGTGAAAATAAAACAAAAACATATAGTATGGTCCAAGGATGCATACAAGAATGGAATTCTAAAAATGATATACTACAATTGATTGAAAGTAAGACAAAATTAATAGCTGATACAAAACAAGAAATAATAACTTTAAAAAAACTATTTAAGAGTAGGAATAAAAAATGTTAATATATGAGATTAATAAAGATAGTAGACATTATTATATGGAAATAAATAATAAATCATTATTTAAATATTTAGAATTGTTATATACTGATGCTATTATAAAAGAGTCATATATATCAGGTTTAATACCAATTAATGATGATAAATTTTTAATTAAATTCGAAAAACGAATCATACCATTGGATGATGAAGATATAATAGAACTAAGGAAAGATAAATGATACCTTATACATCCCTCCAAATATCTAATTGGTTTATCAAAAAATCATTAGACTCCGAATTTGAATTACATTCCAATAAACTACATAAATTAGTTTATCTATCACAATGTTGGCATTTATCATTATCAAATGGCTTTTATCTTATTTCAGAAGATGTTCAGGCATGGAATTATGGTCCAGTTTTCCCAGATTTATATTACAATACTTTGAAATATGGTTCCGGTGTAATTAAAGATTATATCAAAACTATAGATCCAAATAAAAAATTTATAGATGATGAGGATGAACAAACTATAAAACTGCTGGAATCAATATGGGAAACGTACAGGTTGACTGATATTGTAGAACTAGTATCTTTCACTAATATGCCAGGTACACCGTGGTATAACAAATGGGAGTCTATGCAATTAGAAGGGCTGGAAAAGTCTGCTATAAGTAAATATGATATCATGGAATTTTTTAATTTAATTATTTAACTTAGACACCCTGTCTTGGTTATTGTCTTAGTTGGTATGATAAACCAATAAATGTACAATAAACTAAGACAATTTATTATACAAAATATGAATCTCATAGAACAAATTCAAAAAAATATTCATAAAATTGGAGATATGAATAGTGAAGATATAATACCTGAAATATACAGACAACATGAATATTTTAAAAGACCACATATATATAATCAGATTGTGTGTGGTTATGAATTTTATTTAAAATTGAAAGAATTAGAGGATGATAAAGATGAATTTTGATGAATATTTTAAAAAAATAATACTAACAATATTATTTATTGTTATTTGTGCTATGTTTGTTGGATTTTTTATCGCATTTTTATTATTTAAATAATATGAACCTATACAAAATAAAATTTACACACTACTCTCCAAAGGATTCTAAAGAAGGTATTTTTTGTTTTTTATTAGCATCTAATGGTGAAGAAGTTTATGAATGGATGAAAAATAATGATTGTAAAGTTGAGGGTTATGAACCTTGTAATTTTTATTTTGATGATCATGAACAAAATTATGATATTAATTATGAAGGTGAACCATTTGAATGGAGTAGTATGGATTATAAACAATACTCCGGTACTTATAAAGAAATGGTGATATATTTTCAAGGCGAGGATCATCCATACCAAGAATATACTGATTTATTTTATGGTAAAACTATTTATGGTTGGGAATGTCTTGAAATTGATACTACAAAAGACTATTCGCCATTAATTGATTTGGAACTATGTTTTGTAGCAAAATAATTTATTTTTATTTTAAACAAAAATAAATTTTAAACGTATAAGAATTATATTAGTTAAGCAATTTTACATTTTATATTGGATTGAAAAATGGTATTCGAACAGCAGTTAACAGAAAAACTAAGACCAACAACATTAAAACATATCATCCTTTTGGATAGAGTTAGAAATTCTATGGGTGATGGTAATGTGGAGCAGAATATGTTGTTTTGTGGAAAAGCTGGTATTGGTAAGTGCATTTTAGGTAATACTCTTATAAAAATAAGACATAAAGAAACTGGTAAAATAAAAATAATAGAAATTGAAGAATTTTTTAATGATACCAACATTGCCTGAAAATCTGATTATATTAATGATCCAAATAAAGAAATTGATAAATGTTTAGAATTTATAGGAATAAAAAATGAAAAAATTTGTTGATAGTAAAAAAATATCAGATTATGAAATTGAAACTGATAATGGTTTTGTAGATATTAATTTTATACATAAAACTATTCCATATCTTATATGGAAGGTAAGGACTGAAAATTATTCATTAGAATGTGCAGATACTCATATAGTATTTGATGAAAACATGAATGAAATTTATGTTAAAGATTTAAAAATAAATGATAAAATACAATCTATTTTAGGATTAGAAGAAATAAGAAGTATAGAAAAAACTTATATTTCTGATAATATGTACGATTTAGAATTGCCTGATAATTCAAACCATAGATATTATACTAATGGTATATTATCACACAATACTTCTTTAATGAAACTTTTGGTTGCAGATGATGATTATCTTTATATTAATGCTTCTGAAGAAAGAGGTATTGGTACAGTTAGAGATAAGATTATGGGATATTGTGTAACTTATAGTACCAAAGGTACAAATGCTTCTAAATATGTTTTATTAGATGAGTTTGATGGTGCAACTAATGATTTTTATCAAGCATTTCGTGCTGCTTCTGAAAAATACCCACATATAAAATTTATAGCAACTTGTAATTATCTTAATAATTTACCAGACCCGATTAAAAGTAGATTTCTAATTTTAGAATTTGATCCTAAGAATTCCGAAGAGGAAGAAGAATTATATTCAAAATACATGAAGCGTGTAAATATGCTTAGTCCTAAATTAGGCATAGAATGGGAAAATGATGAAGTATTGAGAATGTTTATAAAAAAGAATTTCCCGGATTTAAGATCTATTGTTAGAAAATTACAAGACTTTAGAGATTCTAATTGTGGCACAGTCACAATGGATAATATTAAAACATTAAATTATACTTTTAATGATATATTCAATCTTGCAATCTCTAAAGATATTGATACTCAAAAAACCTATAAAACTATAATGACAGAATATTCTAATAAAATAGATGATGTTTTCCTAAGTTTAGGAACAGAATTTTGTGATTGGATAATTGAAAATCAACCAAGTTTGGTAAAATTTATACCAAAGATAACATTACATACTGTTAATTATCAGTTTTTAAAAACTCAAATAATTGATCCACCATTAGCTTTATTAGCATTAATTTTCGAAATACAAAATACTATTAAGGGATAATTATAATGAATAAACCATATTATATACAATGTAATCAAAATGATGAAGATATAATTATTACAATTAAAAAGAAAACAATATTAGAAATTTCAGATTCTATAAAGGATGATTTTGATGTTGTACAAATTATACATAAAGATGATTTTTTTAATCATGTAATTTCATATATTCTTGATTGTGAATCAATAGAGGAACTTGTAGAAAGAAGTATAGAATATACTTTTGAACAACCAGGAGATTTTCTAGATGTTTTAGATTATTCCGAGGATGAATGATGCGAAGATTAAAACTATTATACATTAGGTTATTTAAAATTATTTCAATAGAACAAGCAAAAAATTTGGGATTAACCCATTATGCAAATTTATATGGTGATAATATAAATATTTATAATTGTCGCTCAATATGGTTTGATAAAAATGATAAAGTTTACAGAATTTCAGAATTATACGATAATAATATAAAATGATTAATATTACAACAGAACCATATCTAGAAAACATTCAAAATTTTGTATATAATACTTGGTCAGGTGATGTTTCTTTCCTGGAGACAGAAGATGTATATGATAATGATACACTTACACAACTTGATAATTTCTTAAAAGATTATCCTCAATATATTAAAGGAATACCATTTAATGGTGATGATGATCTTTGGGATAAATTGTCATCAACGAATATACATGCAATCAAACTACAAGAATTAGTTAATAATTTCGAATAAAATTTACATTTTATAAAATAAAGGATAAATATATGTCATTAAAGAAAGATATACTGGTAATACCATTAGCAATTAAGTCAACCATTGCTCCAAGAAAAAGAGAGGAAATTATAGCAAATGCTCAAGTAAAATACGATGCACAATTTCCAGAAAATAATGTATTGATAGCTCCATATACAATAGGTACTGAATTTTATTATCCTATTATAATTAAACAATAATATGAAAACTATCAAGTGCAATAGATGTGATGATATAATATATGTTGAATATGAAAGTTTGAATATCAAAGTTAATAAAATTATAACAGAGGTAAACAATCAACAAACAAATGATTGTGCTATATCAATTTACCTGACATGTAAAAATAATCACACTGGTAAGTATTTTTTGTAAAATAGAAAAAAATGATAATAGGAGAGTAGGTAAATGTTGGTTTGTTACGCTTGTTTGCTAAACAAGTCTGGTTAATACCGGCAAAGGTTCGATTCCTTTACTCTCCGCAACTTTTAGTTTTTTAATTTATTTAAGGATTATATTATGAATGATTCAACAAATTGGATTCGCGTACATAAAGCTATGGAAATTATTGGTTATAGAAATTATCAATATTTCTACTCTTTGAGAAAAGGTTACCATAAAAATGGTACTAATGCAATTTATCATAAGCCACAACTTACAGAAGGTCAAGATTGGAAAAAAGAAGGTAGAACTGTCATGTATAATGAAAAATCAATTAGAAATATTGCTAAAAATAGATCTAAACGTGGTTGTAAAAAAAGAACATATTTTATTGGAAACAAAGATGCTATGAGAATTCTTGATAGATCAGAAACTTCTTTAAAACATTATAGAAATGGTAGTAGATCCAAAAATATTAAACCAAGATTAATTAAGGGTGTTGATTGGAATAATATCGGAGGTAAAGTTATTTATAATTCAAATTCTATTAATAACCTTAAAATGCAATTATCAAATGGGTAAAAATTTATATTTACATAAAACTCTTATATCAAAAGAAGATCTATACGTTAGTATAGAAGATGATTTTGGATTTTTTGATGAAAATGGTGATGAATTGTATGATGATTATATTTTTACATGTAAAAGTACATACTCGGATATACAACCTATAAATATAGATAGAATCATACATAGTTTACAAGTTGCTCAAAATAATGGTGCTAATTATGTAACTTTATTTTTTCATGAAGACCATCAAGAATATGAAATTGAATCATTTTTGATAAAAAAATCATCCGAAGATGAAATTGAATACTTTAATGAAGAAAAACGGAAAAATACAAAACATACCAAAGATTCTATTTTGAAAAGACACAAAAAAGAATTAGAAGATTTTGAAAGGTTATATGGATGTCCACCAGAAGCCTAACTGTAGTTGTTAAAAATAAAGAGATTAAGGTAGCCCAATACTGTCAAACATCTGGTTATCCAACTGTACAAGGATTGATAGTATTAGAATTTTTACTAAATAGTAATTTATCATTATTTTCATTAAATGTAGATTATCTTTCAACATTAGAAGATGTATATTCACTTATAATAGAAGAACAAAGAAATGGTAATGATATTAAACATGTAAATGGTATAGATATTCGCTATTATATATCAGATATTACAATTGATACTGGTGCAAAAATATTATATGGTATATTAGATGGTTCTATAAGAAGAGTTAAATTAGATACAAAATTTGCAAATGATTCACTTAGTTGCGAATGGTGCTACCTTATAGATTTAGATAAAATGAGATTTGAGATCTATAAAGGCTTTAATAAAAAGAAGCTTTCGAAAAATGATAGATTCTACATTAATGATGATGATTCTCCTAATGGATATTATCCAGTTAAAAAGATTAAAACATACGATTTGTATAACCTACCAACTATAAATTCTTTTTTAGAAAGAATGAAATATTATTCGTAATGCTATGGATTTATATAAAAATTACAATCATCTTTTATCAGATTATAAACTGAATGAAGATTTTATAATCGAATATAATAAAAAAACAAATGTACTCATATTTACACCACATGGTGGAGGTATTGAACCTGGTACAACAGAACTAGTTAAAGAAATAGCATCTACTGATATGTCATATTATTCATTCACTGCCAAACGCAAGAATGATAATAAACTACTTCATATAACATCCACTAATTTTGATGAACCTACGTGCTTGGCAATGCAAGCCAATTCAACTACATCAATAGCTATACATGGTTCAAATGAAAAAGAACCTCTTATTTATATAGGAGGGCAAGATATTCAAATGATAAGACATATAAATGAAATATTTCAAAAAAATGATTTAGATAAATATAAAGCACCTTTTCTTAGAGATATTTTAGGTTTATCTAAAAACAATATAGTTAATAAAAATGCAATAAAGGCGGGAGTTCAATTTGAATTTTCTTATGGTATAAGAAAAATGATGTTTGAAAACGTTGATAAAGCAAAAGGTAGAATAAATAAAACTCCATTATTTTGGAAAATAGTACATTCAATAAGAGAATCTTTAACTGAACAATTATTTGATAGGATATGATATATGAAATAGTAATACCATTGTTAATCATATTATTTATTACAGCTGGATTATTATATCTATCACATAGGTTTGATAAAAAAGCTCAAGAAAAATATGATGAACAAAATAGAATATTTAAAGATTTGTATAGTTTACTTTTAATTGAAGCTAGAAATGCAAATTCAATACATGAAGTTAACCTAAATATAAATAGATTAGAACAAAAGCGAGATTCATTAAAATTTAATGATTACATGATAATTTTAGCCTACCTAGAAGGTAAGCGTAATATATTAATTAATATAAATAACCAAAATGAGCCTAATAGAACATTGTAAAGATGAGTTTGAGTATTTAGAAAAACATATACCAGACCATATAGTATTAGAATTCAAAGATGAGATATTAAACCTAATTCAAAAATTTGCAGATTCTGGTCAGTCTGGTGGTTCAGCACCATATTATATATATCATATAACTGATATTTTAAAGAAGTTATTATCATATGAACCAATAACTCCTGTATTTAATTTTCCAGATGACTATACATTAATAGCATATCCTGATACTGGCGATGATGAAATTTATCAGCATAAAAGATTATCATCAGTCTTTAAAAGGGGTGTAAATGGTACACCATATTACCTAGATGCCATCAAGTTTAATGTTATTGATGATGAATACGTGTTCCATGGAACAGTTGAAGGTATTACTTCCCACCAATATATTAAACATTTTCCATTTATTCCTAAAACTTTTGATGTAGATGTAAGAGTTGAAAAAAATAAAGCATTCACCGAAGAAAGATTTATACATAATCCTGAACAATTAAAGGAAGTTTTTGAATACTACGATTTGTTTAAATCGTAATAAACATTTTTTAATCTGTACGTATAATAAATAAATGTATAATTAATAACATATTATATGAAGTAGTTAAACCAACTGATATGAGAATGGTAAAGGTTAAATCCTTATCTGGTGAATTTGTTATCGGTTATTTGACTAGTTTTTATTATGATTATATTGAAGATTTCTATTATTTAAATGGTATAACTTTCGATCCATATTCAGTGAAAATATACAATGAAAAATAAAGAAGTTGATTATGATGATGTTAGATTATTGAATTTTTCATATGATAAAACATTTGTACCTCGTGGCATGACTGCTCTATATTATGCTGTTGGTAAAACTATAGCAACAGTATCCGAAAGATTGTCCAAAACAACCAAAAGTAAAATGCCAGCTAAAGTTATAATATTGATATTAACAGATGGTGCAGAAAATGCCAGCAAAGAATATAACTCCTCAAAAATTAAAGAATTAATTGATACTAAAAAGGATTGGGAATTTATATACCTTGCATCTGATATGAAACAATTTAAAGATGAGGCATTTAAAGGTGCTGGTAATACTTTTAATTTTGCAGCAATTAATGATCCAACAGATAAAAGATCTATGGGATATTCCGGTCCTCGTGGCGATAGTGGTGTGTCTATGTATATGTCAAAAACTGTCTTATCCGCAAGAGCTGCCGTTTATGATGCATCAGATGCAACCGATACAACCGATTCAAAATAATAGATTTACAAAATAAATTTAAAAAAACATATGTACAATATAGCAACCCTTATACTATTCTTAATAGTAGCATTCTCCTTATACAAAACATTTACCATGTTTAAGAATAGAAATAAAAATGAAAACCCTTAATATGTAAACTTATTATGATAATAAAAACAAAATTTGATATAGATGATGAGGTATGGTACCTTAATCATGAAAATAAAATAACCAGTAGCACTATCATATCAATTGATATTTTTGCAGTTAGTAAAATAACTTCCATTATTTATAAGTTAGTAAATGGTTTATCCTATAGAGAAAGAAAATTGTTCAAATCAAAAGAACTTTTAATTTCAGGATTAAAAGGAGAAGTAATGACTGATAAAGAAATAGAAGAAGATAACTTTTTTAGTCAATTTCCTAAAAGTAATTTATAAATGTTACAACCTTGTCAATACCTTGAAGACAGTGGAATGATATTATCATTTAAAGATTTCACAAATCCTAATCCAGATAATTCTAGACAATTATATAGCAATCGTACATTTGTAGATGATGATACTAAATTGGTAAAAGAAGCTATAGAACTTTTAAGACTTCAAAAGAATGAAATTATACAAAAAAGAAAGAGAATAGATAATATAAGATTTTGGACATTTCATTTTATAATACCATTTATTGTAATGTCTATTATTATTTTTAATTCATTTACACAAACACAAACACATGGTGTTGATAGTATAGAAGGACAATATTTTTTTACATTAATATATTCAACAATGATAAGTGGCCTAATATTATTAGGAAGTTTCATATTTTATGCTGAAAGAGATAAACACTATTACGATTTAGAAACTGATAAAACAACCAGTCTGTTAAATGATATTAATTATAAAATTGATTTTTTAGAAAAATCCTTATGAAAAAACCTAAAGTTAAATTGATAGGTGAAAATGGAAATGTTTTTAACCTTATGGGAATATGTAGCAAAGCCTTAAAAAGAGAAGGTCTAGAAAAAGAAGCTAAAGAGATGTCAAATAAGATATTTGATTGTGGTAGCTATGATGAAGCTTTACAAATTATGATGGAGTATTGTGATGTCCATTAAAATGGTAAATGAACTTAAACCTGGTGATAAAATATTTGATCTTGATTTTTTAGATGTACGTAGGTATGAATATCTCTGTGTTCATCCAAAGAATACTAGATACCATATAATAATAAACGCAATAACAAAAGACCCATTAAAAATTTATGATGAAAAATTACAATCTATATTAGATAAAGATTTTAAAACATATAAAGATGCTAGATTAGAATTAGCCAACACTTTAATAAAATATGCCAACAGAATAATAGAATTTGGAGAATAATATGAGTGATGATATGTACTATTTATCAGATGATGATAAGAACTACATCAAAAATGTAAATGATAAAATTGATAAAGAATATGAAGAAAGTTACCATAAATATGTTATGAATTTTCTAATCGAAAATATATCAGAATTGACAACATTTATTATTGCTAATGATGATGTATTAGGAAAATTTGATTCACACCTTAGAAATGTTAGTCTTGTTAAATTTGAAACCAAATTACAAGACCTGATAGAAGAATGTAATATACATAAATTTTTAGGATACCGTTTAAAAACTACAGTATCCACAATGATGATTCCTATAATAGAGGAAAAAATAAGAAGAGATAAAAATAAACCAAGTAAACCTTCAGTATTACGTAAAGATGATAATACACGAGGTCTCTCACTAAGAGATAATGATTTTATACTCACATTTGGTACATATAAATTTAAATTGGTAAAATTGTTCTATAATAATAAATATAGATTTATATCCTCTGAATTGTCATTTCAAGATGTAGAATATACACCATTTAAATCTTTTAATACAATAGACCAGTGTATATCAGATGCATTTTTATATGTTAAAGAGATACAAATAATTGAGAAGGATAACCAAGATGAATGATACAACAACACGAAAAAAAGAATTTAAAGATAAAATAATGAAATTAGCTAAACCTATTATACATGGTTCAGAATCTACAGCAGTTAATCTTAACTCTTCACAAGCACTTCTTGATATATTACGCGAAATATCAAATTTATATGAAAAAGATCTAAATGAAAAAGATTTGATTATACAAGGTCTAAGGAATGATATTAAAGCGTATAAAGATGAAATAATGGAGATAACCCGTGAATAATAAGCTATATTATATCAATTTACATGATATTTTATCCAATAATAATATATCATTCCAATCCATAAAATTTACAGAAGAAGAGATAGAATCTATAGAATCAACATTTAACCTTATAGATTATTATGAAAATATAAAAAGTGAAGCAATTAAATGTACAAATTCTTACAAAATAACCGATCATATAAATGATATAAATGTAATGTTTAATAAGATTGATGTTTGTAATAATAGCATTAATCATTATCATGATAAAATAAATAATGCACTTAACCAATATTTGAAATGAATATAAATATGGATACTATGATTGATATAGTACAACTCCTAGAAGATGAACTGATGAAAGAATTGAAAAATTCCAAACAAACAACATTAGCCTTTATAAAACCTATAGGCAATACAAATGATAATATAATAGAAATTACTATGACCGATATTAAAACCACTCAATCCTCCTACCGCCTGATAGATGAAGAATGGAACCTTTTCCTCGATAAACTCAAAAAAGAAAACGTAAATGAATATATAAAAATTCAAGATGAAAAACATATACCCATCCTGAGAAAAGCCTTTATTATGCTAAATTATAAAACAACCCAATGAACGCTAAAAAAATAATAGATGAATTTAAATTTACCACCAACCGATTACTTACCTTTAACCACGTTAAAGTAGTACAACTGTTGCAAAAATTTAACCTACTACTTATTGATCCTGATAAATACCAACAATTAGAAGGACCACTAGCACCATTAGTTAATACAACCTCCACCACCACACCAACTGGCTCAATATATCCTAGTTTCCTGATATGCCAACCAACAGGACCTACCGGAACCACTCCAACAGGCCCAACCGGTCCAACAGGTAATAGAGAACCTATAGGACCAACAGGTCCACTATCATTCGCAACTCTAGATAATTACCTTAGAAATATCGAATGCTACATAGACCTCTCACCAACCACCATGGAAGTAGTATCCATCGCCACAAAAGAATGCGATGTGATATACCTACATGAACTAAACCTAGTACAAACACTAAACTCAGCCAATAATTACCATACATCCACATACAAAACCATTAAAAGAAAAATACACGAATACGATGTCCTTATACAAAACCTCCTACAACAAAATACAGATTATAAAAAAACTATCGTTAACCAAACATCCAAAACCATGATCTCCACCAGAGATGCCAATGATATGATACAATCCCAAGTAAACCAAAAATTGTCCAATATACAAAATCCAACAGATGAACAAAAACAACAAATATTAGATGATACCACCAACCAAGTGATGGATACTAACTCCACCACCACAACCATAGCCAAAATAGAGTCCTTTACAAAAGCATATAATGTTAACCAAGATAAAATAAAATACCTGACCATAGAAAGAGATAAATTAAAAAAATTAATTACATCCACTGATGCCAAACCAAAAGATAACCCAACACCAAACCACGTAACACTGATAAACCAAAACAAAAACCATATACAAAACCTTAAAGATACCCTGATTAAACTCAAACAACAAAATGCAGATACATCCATTATAAACTCCGTACAAAATAAAATATTAGAACTCCAAGATAAGTACTCCATATAACTCACTTGGTATAGCAAGGTAATACCAAATTAAAAATAATACCTCCTCCTATGACTAAAGAAATTACCGTCACCATAAACGATTGCCCAGTGGTAATAAAACTCGATACCTCAGATACCTCCACCCTAGATAAAATCTCCACCACCACCTCCCTAGAAGATATAATTGATATATCCAACAAACAAAAACTCCAGTAAAAGAAAATACTATCATGTATAACCACACACCTGACATGATATAAAAAAACCACCACATAGATTAATAATACGTGTTATAACACAAACCCACCCATATTATATGAACTATCATGATACCATATAATACTGATTTATATTCCCTCATAGGACATGATATACATATACCCAATAAGCATGATATACCTGATTTACATGATATACCTGATTTACATGATAGTAGAATAACGATAGTTCCTATATTGTGCAATACCTCATAAATCATGATATACCTGATTTACCTGATTTACATGATAGTAGAATATTGTGCAATACCTCATAAATCCATGATATATTAGATTTAGAATAATATAGATGTATGTCAAAAAACCAGCTAAAAAAATAAATTTTGAGTAATTAGAAATATCATGCTTGTAATTAGAAAACTTTTCGTATATTTGAGTAGTCAAAAAACAGCACAAAGTTGCTTCAATAAAGACACACAAGACAGACAGAAAAAAGAGAGCGACGTGCAAAAATAATATAGTGCTATTTAAAATTAATTCACTATATTTGAGTAAGTCAAAAGCGCAAAAAAAATTGCACTCTCTTAATAACGCAATAATAGCAAAACGCAAAAAATTGCAACGTACTTTGAAAACAATATAGTTATATTGTAAAAGAAAAATAGCAATATAACATTCGAGCGCAAAAGTTCACACTACGAAAACTATAATTAACAAAAATTGTAGTGCGAACAAAACATTTTTTATATAATATTATGAAAAACTCAAGAAAAAACTCGACAAAAAATGTAGTAACTAATAATGTAGTTACAGACTTACAAAACGAAAATTTTGTAGTTGCTAACAATATAGCACAAAACGAAATTTCGCAAGTTGTTGAGAACGTACAAGAACAAAAAGAAGTACAAAATGAAATTGCTGTAATTGAGAAAAGCAATATAGAAGAAAAAGTTGTTGAAAAGAAAGTGTTAATTCGCGAAAAGCTACGCTTGTATAATACAAATAACGACGCAATTTTTCATAATGAAAAAATTGTGTATGACAAAAAAGTTTTTGAATTTGCAAAAAATTCTACTTTCATGCAAAAATTGAATTTAATGAAAAACAGTATAAAAACTGAAAGTATTGACTTACACGTTTTAGCACGTTTTGTTGCTTGTGTAACAACTTTTTATACTGAATTGAAAAGTGAAACGAAAGAAGAAAGTATTAGAGAATTACTTTTTAAATATAACGTTAAAAAAATTACAAGTATTGAAGAAAGTAAAAAAGTAGTTTTAGAATATTATGAAAAATTCATAAAATACGACGAAACGAAAAAAACGTTCTCAATACAGAATATAGAAGAATTTTTGACTAATTACGAAAAAAGTAGAATGCACGTAACTGAAAAGCACGCATATTTGAAAATAAATAGAATTATAAACGACTTTTTCTGTTTTGCGAAAAATTGTTCTGCTTTTCGTAGTACAAACAAAGACTCTTTAAATTTATACAATATAATTGACACAAAAGAAACTTACAATGTTGTTAGAAACGTCAATATATTGACAGAATTAAAGCAAATTTTGTTAGAAAGTTTACGTACTGACGAAGAAAAGAAAATTTTCGAGAACGAAACAAATTTGTTTTACACTGACGAAATTATGCAAAATAACTATAATTGCAATAATGCAGAAAAGAAAATTTTTCATTCTCTTTATGAAATGCAGTACGAAATGTTCAAACTTTCTGAAAACTTTTCGAGCGAAATTGAAAAACTTTCAACTATGACTTATTTCGAACAAATAAATTATTATGTTGAGAAAACTTTGCATATAGAAAACTTTTCTGACGTAATTTTTTACATAAACAAGAATTACAAAAAAATTCTTATGACAGCATAATAAAAAATTCTCAAATAAATTCAAAGCACACTTTACGAAAGTAGAGTGTGCTTTTTTTTTGTTTTAGCTATACGAATATCATGCTCACTCTCGCGTAATCTTATTATTCTCATATAGTAAAACTTTTTTCAAAGACAAGCTACGAAAGTGGTTTGTCTTTTTTTGTTATATAGCAACCTCCATGATTGGTTGGTATCGTCGTCCATATAATATAGGAACCTATCAGTTATAGCTGGACCGAAGATAGTATCATGATACCAACCACCAAAACCTCTATCATGATAGCCATGATCATTATCATGATATAATATAGCTGGACCGAAGATAGTATCATGATACCAACCACCAGTACCACTTCCACGCCACCAATCACCGAAACCTCTATCATGATATCCATGATCATTATCATGATACCCTCTACCAAGAAGTAATATAATATAGGAACCTATCAGTTATAGTCGGTCCGAAGATGTTATCATGATACCTATAATATAAGACCTACCAGTTTACATGATATAATATAGTTCAATTTTGTTCTTGTTATATCAAGAAAAAAGTCGTATTTTTGTATTGTAAGAAAAAGTGAAACGTCTTACAAGTTTTACAAAACAAAATAAATTTTTTGTTTCACATGATATAATATAGGAGACAGTTATGAAAAACAATATTTTTCTCGACAGCAGTTTACGTTTTGAAAAAAAGGACGTTACAGTAGAAAACTTCAGAGAAGACATGGACGTCGCGGATTCCGTACCAGTGACAGTTGTAGTCAAGAACAGCAATACCGAGCTTATAGCGAAAACCAGAACGCACCATTTAGCAATAGGTACTCTTGCTGAATGTAAAAATTATATTAATCAGAAATTGGCTGAGACTAAAACTCAATTTTTCATTCGCAAAGCGTACTTCATACCAAGCGAAAAGAGAATCCTTCTTAGTCGTTTCATTCTGAATTAAGCAGCAAACCCCCCAAAACCCTGCCCATTCGTGGGTGGGGTTTTTTTTATCATGTATAATATAGGCACCGAAGATTGTATCATACCTATCAGGTCCAATGATACTATCATGATACCTACCACCACTGATATTATCATGATACCTATAATATAAGTAACCCATCGATTTCATCATTGTAAGTTCTATATTTTATCTCCAAAAAATCAAAATCAGTTAAATCATACTTACGTCGGTTTTATGATTCTTCAATTTAAAAAATCACTCGGGGATTTTGGAATTTCTAAATCATGATTCCTTTATATATCATGCACTTAAAAATCGACGAAAAAATCCATACAAATCGACGTAAGTAGAGATAAATTTTATCATGATATAAAGACTTACAATGATTCCATTTTTTACTGGTGTGTGAATATTATATCAATATTGTTTAGTATGCTACCATAAAGGCACCAATACCTTTTCCACACCACCTACCACCAAACAACTATTCATTTTATACACTTGCTCTACATTTTTTTCTTGCACATATCATGCACAGGCGTGACCAAATGTTCTCTGCCGTTTTCTTAGGTTAACGGTCCGACGATTGTATCATACCAATCATCACCGAAACCTATATCATGATACCTACCAATTAATATAGCTGGATTTTTTATTTCCTCCTACCATGATTTTTCATAAATCACCGCTGATTGTATCATGATTACCACCGATTTCACCTATATAATATAGCTGGACCGTTGATTATCACCGATTTTGCGGTGATTTCTCTGTCATCTTGTCAGAAAAAATGAGCGATGCCGCGGTATCATGATAACGGAACGTTTACAACGTTATAATAAGTTAAAGGCCGATTAAATCATGATTACTCTCCGAAAAATGAAAATCATGGTAGGAGGATTTTTTTTATTACCGAAGTAACTTCATATAAATCGTGGAATGAAGGTATCATGATAACGTGTGGGTATCATGATACCCGAACCTTAATATAAGAACTTAGAGCGATGTGATGATATGACATGGTGACATGTTGAAGGCTATGCGGTTGGGTGACTTTTTAAAATGAAGGCTTGCATGATATTAAAAAGTTTATCATTTTGTGGAGGCGATAGCGGTTTTTATAGGCAGGAGAAAAATGGATCATGATAAGGAAGGCATGACTTCATTGGTATCATCCTCACTATCATTTATTCAAATCTATCATCCCCACTATCATTTATTCAAATCTATCATCCCCACTATCATTTATTTGAATCTATCATTTATTCAAATCTATCATCCCCACTATCATTTATTCGAATCTATCATGTACTGGTTAAAAAGTTTTTATCGAGTATATCAATCAATCTGGGTAAATCTGAGTAATCATGATATGTATAGGTGGTAAAAAATTTGGAGGATCATCTGGAGACATTTTTTCGAAATCTTGGATGATTGAATGTATAAGAGATTATGTTTGTATTATCGAGAAAAAAGTGTTATATTTGTACTGTA